TCCTTCTTCAGCTGTAGGATTTTGCATCCACTGGCTGTTCCATTTTGATATAGGTAAAGATGCTTTTACGCCCAGTAGTTCTTCTTTTTTCCAAAACTCTGGCCATAAAGGTTTTTCAGAATCTGGCAAAATTGCAGGAAACTCAACAACTTCCCATTTATCAGCATTTTCGTCGCCTTGTTTATTTAAAACTTTGCCAACCAGGTCTTTTGTGCTCCATCTGGTCATTACTATCACTATGATTCCGCCAGGCTGCAAACGCTGTCTTGGACCAGAGGTATACCATTCGTAAGCCGATTCTAATGCTTTCGGTGACATTGCATCTTGTTCAGAATGAGGATCGTCAATAATTAATAAATCCGCACCACGACCTGTAATAGCACCACCGACACCAGCAGCAAAGAACTCGCCTTCCTGGTTACTTGTCCAACGACCAGCTGATTTGTTATCGGCTTGTAATTGTAGATCTGGAAAAACATGCTGATAATCATCACTGTCAATAATGTTTCTAACCTTACGACCGAAACGTACAGCAAGTTCAGCGGTGTGAGTTGTTTGAATTATTTTAAGATTACCACGTCTGCCCATCATCCAAGCAGGAAAAAAAGTTGATGCAAACTCTGATTTTGAGTGTCTTGGTGGCAAACATACTATTAATCTTTTGAGTTTGCCGTCGGCTATTTTATTGAATTTATCAGCAATAATTTTATGATGTCGGCCTTCTATAAAATCTGGCCACATGTGTTTTATAAAGGTTATAAAATCTTGCTGGCAAACGTCTTGTTTTTCCAGTTGATCATATCTTTGTAATAATGCAACAGCCTCAGCTTTGTCTTGTTCAGACAAAATATCAAAATCTTTGAATTGAACATCACTCATAAGCGAGCTGAGAAACAAGGTAGCGACGATAAAATATGCAACTCAGCTCTAAGCGATAAACGCCTAGGCGTAGTATTACACACACTTATACTTCGTGCCATTCTTTACCCTCGAATAGTAAAGCCTCCGCCTCTCTTCTTCTAATTAAACCCTGGAGTACCTTTCCTCCAGCTTTATTCCAACGCTTAATTTGCGCTGGCACTTCTTCGTAATTACCTTCATTTAAAACGCGTAACATGGTAGAGCTGCTTAAATTTGATGGCCCTAAATTAAATGTCCAGGAAACCAAAGCATCGTATTGATTTTGCTCTAATGGCACTTTTACAGCTCTAGTAACAGCTTCTTCAAACTTTGATACGTCGTCCATAAGCAGTTCGTCTGCTTCTTCTTGAGTAATTTGCATATCCATGGTTACACCGTGAGTGGATCCGTAACCTATTGTCGGCACTCCTGCTGCGCAGTGATATGCTTTAAGTTCGCATCCTTCAAATTTTTTAATTAATGCTAGTCCTTCTTGTGATATTTTCATATTAGTAGTCTCCCCATATTTTTTCTTTTTTGCCACCGAAGTAAGGTACTGCATGGCCTTCTTTACAAAGTATTTCACAAATATCGTCTCCTTCTTCTGTGTAAGGTATTCCCAGGATTCTTCCGTATTTACCTTTACCTAAAGATTTTAGTTTAAATTTACCTACACACAACTCTTTCAGTCGCTCTTTTGCTGCAAGTCCTAGTTTTTTTTCTGCTAAGTCTCTCGTTCTTGATTCTGGAGTATCAATGCCGTGGAGTCTTACTCTTTGCTTGTGTAGTTTTACTGAAAAACCAAGATCTAATACAACGTCTATCGTATCACCGTCAACAACACGATCAAGCTCTGCTCTATATACAAACGCGTCTGGTCCTTTACTCATTTTCTTGCTCCTGGCTTACTGTTACTTTTCTATAATACACGACAACTTCTTTGAGTTCATTGATGTATCTTTTGAGCTCTTGCATGTTATAAGCCATAAGCTCATAGTCGGGTACGGACATAGCAAAAAAAACAACTTGTCCTTGTTCTTTTTCTACTCTAGCTAAAAAATCATCTAAGTTTTGTTCCGATACAACATACCAATAAGGTTCTTTTAGATCTATTTCTCTTGGTAGTATTGGTTGAACTATTTTACGTTCAACAGGTTTTGTAATTATTTCTACTTTTTTAGTTGGAATTAGGCTGCAACTGCAAGCCATCATCGAGATTGTCAATACTGCGACTGTCTTGTTCAATGCCATCAAATACCTCCTTTGTGGCTTTATTTACTCTTGGTTCAATTAACCCTGGCTTTGCAGCAGCTAATTTAGATAGGTTGTGTCTTTTAAATATATCTAAATATCTATTCATTTCATTTTGTATTTCTTGTGTTTTAGATTGAAGATCTATTAAACCTTGTGTTTGTAATGCAAAATCTTTTTCTAAAGATTCTATTGCTTTTTTTTGTTCTGCATCTCGTAACTCGTACGCTTGATTGATGCTTACAAGATTTTTATTCTGCATGTAGAGAAAACTACTTACAAGAATGAGAACGCCTATTACTCCTAATAATACTTTACTCATTTAAACCGTCCATATTTTAAGTTCGTCTTTTTTACCTTTTACTTTTATAGGTTTTAGAGACTTTAACACAAGTTTGCAATTTTTTGCAGTTTCTTGCCCAACTAAAATATCCACACCAACTTCTTTGGTCGCCGACTCTAACCTTGCGGCTGTATTAACTGGATCACCAATTGCTGAATAATCAAACCTAGTATCGGATCCCATATTTCCAATTACTGCGTAACCAGAGTTCACACCGATACCAATTTCAACGCCAAGATTCGCCATTTTTATTTTGTCTTGAATTTCTTTTGCACAAAGCACTGCTGCTTGTTCGTGTCCAGGCATATCCAAGGGTGCGTTAAATATAGCCATCATTGCGTCTCCTATATATTTATCAACCATGCCATCATAAAATTTCACTGTATCGGCTTGTATCGTCAAAGTTTTGTTCATAATCTCGGTAACTTCTTCTGGTGACAATTTTTCACTTAATGATGTAAAGCCACGAAGATCTGTAAATAAAAACGTACAATATTTTTTCTCTCCACCAAGTTTTAGTAGATCTGGATTATCCTGGAGCTGCTTAACTTGTCTTGGATCCAGATAATGTTCAAATTGTTTTTTGATTTGTTGACGTAATAAATACTCTTTTCTAAACCGTAAATAGAAAATAACGCTGCCAATGACAAATTCGGACACTAAAGTCCATGAAAAGTCCAATAAAATGCCTTTTTGGATGCTAAAAACGCCTAAGAAGCCCGTCAAGGCCATGAAAATTAGTCCGAAGGCCAATGCCTTGGTCATAGTGAGATATGCGCATACAAGCGAAACTGTGAGCACAAAAATCGCGAAAATCAAAATTTCGGCCGCTAAAGCCCAATCTGGAATTTTTGGAGAGTTTTCAATCAAAATTGACTCGGCTAAAGCTGCTTGAACTTTATGTGGACCAAGTAATCCAACAGGAGTTGCAACTTGTGGCATGACTCCAGGAGCGTCAACCGATATAAATACAAATTTATTTTCTACTTCCATATCTTGCAAATTAGTTTCTGGTGTTTTTACCCAAGAGATCCATTTGCGGCCAAGACGATCTACATCTACAGGAGGTAGTCCCTGGACAGTAATTTGTTGCATGCCGTTTTCGTCACCTTTGATGATGTAAGTTTTAGATCCTGCCAAAACTTTCAATACTTCGGTTCCATAAGATGAAACAAAACCATCTGGAGTTTGCATTAATAAAGGTATGCGCCTTACAAGATTGTCTATTTCGGTGGGAGCCGATGACAAGCCTTGAGGGATTAGGGTATATTTGTGGCTGTTCTGGACAACTCCCTTAGACATAATACCACTAATATTTTCACCAAGTAAAACAGTACCACTGGTAGATGGATAAATACCGTTATCGTATTCAAACATTGCTAGAACGCTGGGACTATAACTGAGTGCTTCTAAAAACATATCATCGCCACCGAATCTATCTGCTTGTGGAAAAGATACTACCCAGCCAACACCCATAGCTCCTTTGTTTAAAAGATCAACATGTATTTGTGCTAGCTCCTGGCGAGGAAAGGGCCAACCACCAGATTTTTGTATGTCTTCCTGGGTTATGTTAAGAATGACAAAATTACCGCTTGGCTTATATTCTTTTACAAAGGTATCAAAGGTTTGTAGTTTTAAGATCTGTAAAGGATATAACTGAAACAACAGTGGCAGCGCTAGTAATATAAAAGTTGTGAATATTGTTTTTTTCATCCAGAAGATTGCCTTATAGTAATAGTAGAGGTTGAGGCTCCGTTAATTTGAACAGTTTTTGATACACCGTCTTGAATAAATATAACCGTGTAAGAATTATCGCCGTTGACAATGACCTGCGCGTTTTGATTTACCAAACGCATAAGTTTTACTTGAGATCCTTGAATCAGTGTGGTGATTTGTGTTTCTGGATCTTGGCCTATATTAGTTCCAGATACTTGTATACCACTTGAAAAATTAGTTAAATTGTCTTCTTCTTTAGCTATACTAAGTTCATCTAAAACGTCTAAAAGATCTTCTAAAAAATCTACACTTAATAGATCTATATCCAGTTCATCAAAAGATATATCTTCATCTTCTTGCAAAAAATCCTCGGCTAACAAATCAACATCAAGCTCAGTAAATTCCAGGTAGTCGGCTTGTTGTGTTTGTTCTTCTTTTTGGTTAGTAAGATCTTCTTTTGGCGGTGATACAATCAACATGTTATCAATAAAATCTAAAGTTATATCTAAAGTGACAGCTTTACTTGGTGGGTTTTCATAAACCGATGTAGTAGTTGCCTGGTAAGGTTTATTAAGTACGGTTTGGCCCATGGCAGTTTGTACTACTATTTCACCGCTTGCATCACCAAATTCATCTGGTAAAAGTATGATCAAACTTTTACCCGTTTCGTCAACCGTACAAACAAAATCGGTGCCCTGGACAAAAATTTGTGAAGTAGGTGTTGAGAGGGTTATATTTTTTTTGTTAAGTTTGTTGGCATTACCACTAATAAACCTTATGGTACCGCTTGCAAATTGCAGTGCCATTTTTGACTTATCGGGATTTGGATCATACACATATTCGTTGATCAGAAGCTCAGAGTGTTCGGTGAGCTTTACAGTAGATTCGTCTAAAAAAGTTATAGCTATTCGGCCAGATGCTGTCTCAACATTATCTAAAGAATTTATGTCAAAATCTAATTCTGCATTATAAGGTTGATCTCTTACTACCCTACCAAAGCCTTGTAACTCTGTTATGTCTCCAATCGTATCAGCATGTAGTGGTTGTGCCACCATCACTTTGCACAACACAAATATTGCTGTTTGACGTATTCGCAATAATAGAGAGCCAATCGCGCGCCAAAGTTGACGACTGTATAATATTAAATGTGTTGCTGCTTCCATCTAAATCTAAATTGAAATAGCCAGAATCAGAGGCTGTGGTGCCAGAGTAACCGCTGGCTGTAAAATTAATGGTGTTACTGCTACCGTTGACATCCATATAGTTTACAGCGTTTTCGTAATCAATATCAAAATCAAACTCGTTTGAGTCACCAGTTATGATCCAATCTAGATTAAGATATGAAGTGTCGGCATCTTCTGCTAATTTAATATCAGCCTCGTTGCTAGATCCCGTTACATCAATATTAAGATCTATATAATCAGCTGTAATCAAACCAGTTGAGTTCAACAATAGATCCCAGACATTACTATCACCCTCAAACTCAAAAAAACCAGTAAAGTTTCCGCCGTCAATAGCGTCCGATCTAAAAATATTTGAAGATCCAATTTGGTTTATATCTAGTGTCATAGATGCACCATCAAGATCTAAAGCGGTCATTGTTCCAGACACTGCTGAGGTTCCGCCGATAAGGTTGGAGCTGCCGAGCTGTTCAAGATCAATGCTAGCATTAGAGCCGCTTTGATCAACATAAATTTCGTTATCAGCCAGGACTGATAAACTAAAGAGCAAAGAAATGAGGTACCTATTCACCATAGTATTTCCAATAATTTCGCTCGCGACCTTGTTTAATTATATCTACAATACCAATTTCTATGGCGCTTTGCAAAGCGATCGACTTGCTTTCATTCATAGCATTTCCTGTCTCTAATTCTACTAGCTCAGTGTCGTTTGCAATAAAACGGAATACGTCATTAGAAAGTCCAACCGATAACAAAGTTTTAGTCGTTAAGTTCTCTAACAATATTTCACCCGTGCTAACCGATACAACTCGTATTGCAACCAATACTTTGTCTTCTCTGTATTGCTTACTAGTTCCTATACCGAGGTACCTGGCACCTGCTCCGCCTGTAAGCAAATTAGTGTTGTAATCAATAATGCCGCCTTCAATAATTAGACCAGCAAAAAGCAAAGGTAGTTGCTCAGATTTTTCGTCGAACTTTTCTCTGGTTGATCTTATAATCTGTCTTTCTTTAGTTATGTGATCTATACCGACTCTCTCAACTACACGAAAAAACCCAGATTGTTTTAGGGCACGAATTAGATAAGCCTCTGGAGCTTGAGTCATAGCTGTACTAAAACTGGCATATCCGTCTATTGATTTTCTTTGGCCTGTATAATCACCAAATTTATAAACAGCCACAATCGGTTGTACTTTAGCCAGGGGTACGTTTTGTATTTCTTCGGTTATAGGTTGATTATTAAAAGCGTCTTCGGAAAAACATTTTGCTTTCCCGATAACTGTAGCTAGGTCTTTATAGTCTTCTTCTGGATTAAATATACAAGGAGACACACGTTCATAATGTGTCCAGTTTGCACAACTAGCCACCAAAGCCAAAGTCGCCAATAGGAATAGTGATCTCGGTAGTTGTTTCATCTAAAGTATTATAAATGGTTAAAGTAATATATGTCCCATCACTGGTCCAACTTATAATATTATCAAAGAGCTCAAAAGATCCTGTTTCTTCTGGATTTTCACCAAATAGCTGATCAACTATTTGTCTTGATATTTGCGCAAATATTCTGGACTCAAGGTTTTTAGTAAACCTAGAAACGACTGAGTTTTCTTCGTCTCTTTTTCTTTGGTCTTCCAAGGCTTTCAAGTCTGCTCGGAGCTGTTCTTTACGCGTATACTCTTGTGATTCTACAGTCAAATAATGTGAGCTGGTGCCAATCCCAGAAAATGAAGGTGATTTAAAATGAAACTTGATTTCGTCAGCTTTTAAGTTTTCTACAAAAATACCGATAATTAAAATTATGCCAATAAGCATTATTGACCATAGCACTTTATCTTTTTCGCGTTGTTCTTTTGCTAATTGTCTTTTAGTCTTTTCTTTGATCATCTCTATCCGCCTTAGCCAACCTGTCGGTGTGCATAAGTTGTGGTACACCTAATATAGTCTTAAGAAGGGTATCTTGTCTAATTATCTCGTTGTCTACAGATCTTACTCTGTCTATAAGAGCCACTAAAATACCGTGTTGTGAATCTAGTTTTTGGCCAAGTCGTTGTTCTATTTCTGATATTTGTGCAGAAACTTTTTCATCAAGTACATCAACTTTAGTTTCCATACCATCAATAATTTTATTGATCAGCTTCCAGATAAATAAACCTAAACCAATAGCTGCTGCTATGGGAAAACCTACTTCGTTTATGAGTTGTACCGCGGAGTCCATTTAGATCAGCTCCGCAATTACAATAGCTCCTACAATAAATGGATAAACGGCCCAGATCATGTTTTCAAGTTTATCAAAACGTTTTGATCCATCCTCAAGTCTTTTATCAATACTTTTATATAAAGCTCTACACTCTCTTTCGTGAGCTTCGATTTTATTTAAAGCATCTTTTACTGTTGCCATTAGTCACTACCTGTATTGTCATAAAATTTTTTTGGTCTGCCTCTTTTCTTAACCCTTTTGGTAGTATAGGCTTCATTGACATCTAGAGTAGATTTATCATCTGCAACATAATGTCCTTTTTTGTTTCTGGCTCTTACTTTTACTCTTTCAGTGCCAGTAACCTTATCCCAAAATTTAGCTAAAATACCCATCTTAATTACCTTTGTCTTTAGCCTTCATTATGTTTAGTGCTAATAGATCTATAAACTTATAGAGTTTACCAATCCAGGCATCATCCTTTGGCGTAGGTGTAGTAGCTGCGATTAGAGATGCAACTGTAACGATTGTGGTTACCCACATAATTATATCTGCCATTATTCATCTTCCTCTGGTTGTGGATCTTCTTCAAGATCCTGGGTTTCTTCTGGATCAGCAAACTCTTTGAGTTGCTCAACCACCTCTTTTCTTAGTATAGCAACAGACTCTAGTTCTTCGCCATTCCAAGTACCTCTTTTTGCTGCTACATCAATGAGCTGTAGCATGCCTAATAAAAATTGTTTTTGATCCATTATCGTCTCCTTGTTTTATATTATTAAAATTAACTACTTAAAGTTTTAGTGACGCTAGACGGACTAATCTTTTCAGCTATTTGTGCGTCTAATCCTGACTTAAGACTGGTTACTTCGTCACTACCCATGGCAGCTTCTACCCAACCTTGTACATCACTAGCTGTTAAATTAGACCATAAAGTAAAACTAGATAAATCACTAGTATCTAAACCTTGTGTTCCATAAACAGTAGCTGTCTGATTATTACCATTGCTATCTTGATTAGCGTCATCTTCTGCGGTTAGTCTCCAATGCACGTTGTGTACTACGTTAGACTTAGAGCCTACAGTTTTAGTATCACAAGTATTTACATCCCAAGTATATGATATTGCCATTTTTATTCTCCTTTTTCTAATAATTCAAGTTGCTCTTTTGGAAAATAATTGTGAGCATCTTGTTGTTGTATTATTCTTAATTTTTTCAATAATTCTTTATCGTCTGAAATAATTGCATCTATTGAGTTGTAACCTTTTTCTATGGCTACTGCAACTCTAAGACCTCCGTTATAAAGTTGGTCGTTTAAAACTAAAATTGGATGAACTATCTCTTGTTTAAGTAAAGTATAAAACCTATTAAAACGAGCAAATTTAGGAGCAGCATCTAAAGCTGTTTTGCTACCTATTTTTAAATCTTTAAAACTCATAGTATGTGTTTTATACCCGTAATTTTTTTTAGTTTTTAAATGTTTCAATTTCTTTTTTTAATTCTTCTATTTGTTCTTGTTGTTCTTGTATAGCTTTGATTAAATAAGGTGTAAGTTTTCCGTAATCAATACTCCAAGGGTGTTTTTTAAAATCTTCTTGTCCCTCTACAACAACATTAGGTATGATTTCATTTAGTTCTTGGGCAATCATACCAGTGGTAGTTATATCGTTACCTATATAATTAAAGTCTCTTACTTCTATTTGTTTTATTTTTTCTAATTGACTTCCTGTGTCTACAATATTTTCTTTTAGTCTTCTATCTGAAGATGTATTAAATGAAACTGTTTGATTACCTGTACCACTAATACTTCCTTGAGTAGCAGTTTGGTCTGTAAAAAGAACATAATTAGCTGAAGTATATGAAATATCTGAATCAAAAGATAGTTCTAAAATAACAGAACCTCCTTCAACAGAGGTATCTTGGTCAGCAAAAACAACCATAGGGAAAGCTGAATTTGAACCACCTGCTACACCAAATTTGTTTACATTACCTGCTGTACCAATAGCTCTAGTTGTAGTTCCTAAGAGCATGATTCCATCAGCATCAATACGCATTCTTTCTGTATCGTTGGTATTAAATCTTAAAGAACCAGTTGACCTTCCATCACCATCAATACTTGTATATGCTGCTGTTGCAGAATCTTGTTGTAAAAATCCTAATCTTGCTAAATTATTTGTACTATTGTTTCTTAAAGCTATAGCATGGTTACCACCAGCAGTACCTGATTGAACAGTCAATGGATAGCTTGAAGTAACCCCAATTCCAACGTTGCCTGAAGCATCAATACGCATTCTTTCTGTATAAGAAGTAGTATTAGCAAAAATTAAATTATCAGCAGTTGCATACATAGCAGCTTCTACATTGCCAGCATTATCAGTCCAAGCTAACCAACCTTCATTACCACCAGCACTTCTTCCTCTTAGTTTTAAAGCATTACCACCTGAAGTTGCTTGTATTTCTGTTGCAAAATCTGTTGGAGTACAGCCAACTCCTAATCTACCTGAACTATCAATACGCATTCTTTCTGCAAAATCTTCAGAATTATCTGTTGAAGTGTGGAAAGTTAAATACCCAGGAGCATCGCCTGAAGCTGCAATAGCATCACTACGCCCTATTATTCCACTAGTAAGAAAACCTGCTGACCTAAATTGTATGCCAGAACCTCTATCTGCAGCATTTGCAGTATTATTACTAACTAAGTTATATACCACTCCGCTTCTTTGACCTTCTACAAAAATTCCTGCTAATGCATCTGAAGTTCCATTTGAGCCACTATCAACTTTTAACTGATATGTTCCTGCGGAGGTGTCTCCGATTGCTACTTTGCCTGAAGAATCAATACGCATTCTTTCTGAACCATTGGTATTAACAGTAAAAGTATCGGCAGATTGAAAACCAAAAAAAGTATCTGTATCTCCTGTATGATAAATGCTTGCTGGTATTACTAAGTTATTATTAAAAATAGCTGTACCAGCATCTGACATATCAAGGGTAAGGGCGGTAACATCAGCCCCACCATCAATACCTCTGAATATTAAATCGCCATTGTTTTGAGATGAGCCGATTGTAAAATCAGAACCACTTAATAGAAAATTACCATGAGCAGTTCCACCATCTTTAAAAAATATATCCCCACCATCAGCATCAAGAGTAATATCTCCTGCTACATCTATAGTTAAATCGCCAGCATCTGAAATAGTAGAACCATTTATTGTTATATCGTCTACTGTAAGTGTTGTAAGCGTACCAAGACTTGTAATATTAGGTTGAGCTGCTGTAGTAAGAGTACCAGCTAAGTTTGTTGCTGTTAAAGTTCCGCTTGTATTAAGATCAGTAAAAGCGTCAACAACTGCTGCCCCAGATCCTGCTCCGTCTGAATAAATTACTTTTACATCTCCGTTAGGTATAGTTACGTTAGCTCCGCTACCTTGAGATATGTTGATTGATTGAGATCCAGATGTTGCGTTTTCTATAATCCAAATCTTTGATACGGTATTAGGTGCAATCGTAAGAGTCCTGGTAGCTGTTAAACTAGCTCCAGATGTTACTTTTAAATACAGACTTCTAGCTGGATCTGTTGCTCCGTCTGCTATTGTTGTTGTTGCATCTGCGTCTGATCCGAATGAAGCCTCAGTACCGTAGCTGAAAGCTTCTGCTATTAATTCTAAATTGGTATTGGTTTCTGTACCCCAAGTACCACTGGATTCACCAGTGCCAATTTCTTTTAATCTTAAATCGTTTGTATATTCAGCCATACGTTATGTCCTCTAAATTGTCACGCCGCGTCTCTGCCAGCGTCTATTGTAGTATAGTTTGGAGATTGACTTGTCGCAACCTCAGAATAGCCAGGTGTTTGCGAAGTCGTAATCTCTGAATAGTTCGGTGTTTGATCGGTATCTATCTCGCCGTAAACCAAAATAAAGCCTGGAGCGGATGTAATAGATACTCCAGTAACATCTACGTCTGCTGCGGCCGTCGGTGCAATAGATCCGTTGGCACTTGTTATTGCCTGGCCAGTAAGTTGAATGGTAATACCAAAGGTAATGGTTGGTGTGCCCAGAGCAGAAGTTGCGGCCTGGCCATCTGGAGTAACATTGGCAGCTGCATTGGTAGTAACAGATCCGACGGCAGAAGTAATAGATCCAGCGGTGGTAACTGATACATCGGCATTGGCTTGCGGTGTGATGGAGCCAACTGCGCTGGTGGCTGCTACACCCGTTGGTGTGACATTAGCTATACCAGTAACAGTAAGAGATCCAACACCAGTGGTGGCTGCTTGACCTGTAACCGATACATCTGCTGCCGCGGCTACCGTCGGTGCTCCTAGAGCTGCGGTAGTTGCAATACCTGTTACCTGGACAATAGCTGCTGCAATGACTGTTGGTGCGCCAACACTTGCAGTTGCTGATTGGCCTGTCGGTGTGACATTAGCTTCAGCAACTATGGTGACGCTGCCGACGCTTGAGGTAATAACACCTACGGTTGTTACTTCTACAGGTAACGGCGTACCCCAGGCTGCTTCACCCCAGGATCCTCTACCCCAACCTGTAAGAGTATTGTTGCTCATTAGCCGAGGTTGTCTCTTACTTCTTCGAGCTGCGTTTTAATTTTGTTAAGATCTTCTCTGACAGGATCTGTCATAAAATCCAGTGTTAGCATTGAATCGATTGTCGCGATAGCGCTTATTATTTTTTCTCTGTCGGTCATTGTGTTATTCTACCTCGAATATATCTACATCATTTGGGTTGTAGTTTTTTGTAAATTTTTGTAAACTATTATTGATGGAAAAATTTGATACATTATATTTTGCGTGGGAAGATGGTCCTGCTGTACTAACACCAGTCGGTGATGGTGATCTAGGATATTTTATATCTCCAGGTGCATCAAACTGGTCATTAGCAGAACCAAGCCAAGTTGCAGACTTTTTCGTCGACGGCTCAAAAATGTCAAAAACATCGTTTGAAAAAACGTTTGGTGTCATTGGAGCTGATCTTCCAGAACTTCCAGCTGTAACATAACCGCCCTGGGCAAACTTCTTTACTTCTGATTTATAGAAATCTGGATCTATTTGATCCTTAGCTTCTTTGAATATTGTCTGCATTTCTTTATTCAAAGCCTCACCTTTAAGTCTTACATTTCTACTAATTGATGCTAATTCTTTTGAATCTGTTGGCATGCCTTTAGGAAACAAAGATCTAAACTCTTCGTAAAGCACATGGTTTTTATCACTAGCTCTCCACATAGGTGCGGTTATAATACCTACCTCGGCTACCAGGTTCTCACCGTTAGATCCAGTAAACTGAACGTTGAGCTTACGATCAACAAAACCCTCTGGCTTTATATCGCGGCCCTTATCAAACAACTTATATTGTTTTTTCATAAGATCTACAACAGCTTCTTCTTCGGCTGGTGTATTAACCACTATTCTAGTTCTAATTGGATCTGTCAGCTGCGTTACATCTTTGTCGTATTTGAGTCTGCTTTTTTCAACCATTCTAGGTATTTTTTTAACAGTTCCTATTTTTTGACCTGTAGCTGCATCAATCTTTGTAGTAAATTCTGGCAAAGTAGTTTCTAGGTTAAAACTTTTTGCAATATCGTCTATTTGTTGATTGAACTCTGGAGCCAATCTAACTGCACGATCGTACATCTTATTTGCGTCAGCTACAGGATTACCTGTATAAAGATCTTCCTGGTGTCTTGTTATTGCGTATCTTGGGTTGTCTGTTGGTAAACTTTGTATACCTTTTTTAAGCGGTTGTTTTGCAAGGTTTGCAAGCTCGCCAATTAAAGGTACAGCTGCGAGTCCAGATAAAGCTGCAATACCAAGATTGCCAAAGCCTTGGCCAATATTACCTTCACGAAATTGTCTTGTTGCGTCGCGACCATACTTACCAGCTGCGGCAATATCCATGGCCATGCCTGGAGGAGTAAAGCCTGCTGCTACTTGGCCAAGAAAAGGTACGTTTTGCTCATAGCCTTCAACTGCAAGATCTAATAGATCTTTGTCGGCCGCACCACCTTCCTGGAATATGTCAATATCTTGATACATTCCATGATTATAACCAAATCTCTAAGATTTTCTATTCGTGAAGGCCTTGGAATTTTCTCTTGAGAATCCTCTGGACTTTGTGATACGGAAAGTCCTCGTATCCAGGGTGAGAATTTTGGATCTGAGTCGCTATCTTCCTGGCACCCAAACCTCTCTCTCTAAGCGCTTTGATATGTCTTAGGACCGCTTGTTCCTCTGGAACTGGCACCAGCTTAGTTCTTCTTCTGCTACCAGATTCGTCGTATTCTTTTTTATAGCCAAAAGGTGTCTTGCCACCGATCGAGTAACCTTTTTCTGCGTAGACCAGCTTGCCACCGTTAAGCCTAGACATAATCATTTCTCTCTCGATCTCGGCGAACTGCGCCATGTTGGTCACTAGGTTTTGGTTAGCTATTCTGGTCATATCCATTTTTGCTGCTAGGCCCGTTTGTTCTTTTTGTTTGGGTAGAACCACTGGTATGTCTGCAAACATATCGCAGAAGTAAAGTGTGATCCCAGTCTCTTCCAGAGTAGGAATCATGTTGACCATTTCTAAAAAGGATCTTGCAAGCCTGTCGAGCTTGGTTGCTACTATCACGTCGTTTGCGTCCATAGTATCGGTCAGCTCCCTGGAGCCTGGCCTTTCGAGTAATGGCTTCATGCCACTTATCCCAGCGTCGGTAAAGAACTTGTCAACTTTCCTGCCGCCAAACTTGTTGGCCACAAACTCTTCAATCGACTTCTTTTGCTCCTCTAGGGAAGATCCATCCCTGGCCTGTTGCTCAGACGATACTCTGATATAGCCGTAGATATTGTTTACTTGTTTTCTTGGTTCAATCATGTTTTCCTCCAGTTATTGTTCCGCTTGTTGCATATTTTGGTAAAACTATTTCACCAGTAGACACTGCTACAAGTCTTTTACCTTTTTTGTGTTTTGAAACTATGCGTGATTTTGATAAAAAAAACATTGGTTTAAATTTCATGCTGCCTCCTGTAGATATTGATTTTTGTATTCTTGAAGTTTTTTTATAACCTTGGGCCCTGTATTTTTCTGCCAAGGTGAATGAGTATTGTTGCTTAGGTGTTTAATTACAGTGTCAATAGTATCTAGCTTGTAGTCTAGCTCGGTAACATTGTTACTTTTTGAAACGCAGGGAGATCTGAGTCCGATACTTGGTGCATGGAAAGTAAATCCAGCACAAAGTCCTTGTGTGGTATTTGCAAATTCAAAACACATTGCAAGTTTATAGCTTTTTGGAAAGTCTAGGGTTTCATATTCTGGATTCGTGACAACCCCGTATTCATTTTTTATATAATCTTTTTTGTTTTTCATGCTGCCTCCTTAAGTAGCTTTTTGTATTTTCTTATGTTCTTTGGATTATCCAGTTCTGCTTTTACCATTTTGATAAAAGCTCTGGGATTTATTTTTGGAAAATGAAAACTTTTGAAGCCAGTCATTGATATGGGCGACGGAGCTTCTCTTTGTAGCGGATCTTTATACCTGGTTGTATAAATTTCTGCGTGATCATTGTTGTAAATGGTTCCATCATCAAACTTTGTCCAGGTGTGATGCTTACAAAGATCTATTCTTACAGTAACCTTGTCCTTGCCATGGGACCAGGTAAACTTGTCAATCGTCTTGTATTCTCTGTTAGATTTATGTTTGACTATCTCGCTCATGCTGTTTCCTTAAGATTGTTTATCTCAGAGATAAGGTCTTCTTCCGTACCTCTCCATGTTGGGTGGTCGGGACCATCGAAAGGTGAGTCCACCACCTTGATATCTGTAATGTAATCAAACGAACCTCTTAGTCCGTTATGCCTGTTTACATGTTTCATAACTAGAGCAGCGGCTGACGCTTCTGTAAGAGAAGGGACCTCGTACATATATTCATCGTCCCAAGGTTCTTGAGTGACTTCAAAGTATACACAATACTCTGAACCACTCTTGAACTTATGAAAATTAGTTCCATACTCCTCAAGGTTTTGGGTTTTAATAATATACCATCTGGCATTTCCGTCTATGATTGTGTTCAAACTCATGTTGCCTCCTTATTTAATTTGTTACTCACAATACAATAATAACAAATTCACAAATATTTGCAACTATTTATAACTTATAGTATATTGATTTTAAATTAATTTACGGAGTAATTATGAAACTTGATTTTAATCTTAAGAAACCAAATACAACAACGGTTCAGTTTAGAATTGATCCAGATACTAAAAGACAGATGAACGCACTAAAAAAACACTACGGTGTGCGTACGGGCCAGCTGATCAAAAAAATGATCCAGGTATCCTTTTCAGCTGTAGAAGGAGAAATAAAATGAGTGAGCCTAAACATGTAAAGAACTGGTTGTATCCAGTAATGAAAGAAATATTTATGAAGTTTCTTGTCAACAAACACAATAAGCCGTACAAGGATATTGCGATCTCAGAAATGACTGAATCCGAAATCGAGCTTTGGCAGCAAGTCGAGGCCATGAACGGGACTAAGGTTGGAGTCATTTTTAAAACAGATCCAGAGAAGAGGGTGTTGCATTGATAAAAGAGGTTGAGCAAATAAAAATGCGTAAAGATCTTCAACACTTAAAAAATAACTTTGGTTTTAGTAATGTTTCATTAGCAAAAATTTTTGGTTGTGGTGAAAAAATAATTAGAGACTTCACTAGCTCAGAAACAAAATTTTTGAGCGATAGATCTTTTAATATTATTTACACAAAACTCCAGGATTTAAAAAAAGATATAAAACAAGCTGAGGAGTATGTGCCAAATGACTGAGGACCATTCCAAAGAAAAGTTTGCAGCTGACATAACTAAACTTATCATAATGTTTATGAAACATATTACAGCTGTAAAAAATCTGGAAGGTTATTATTTATCAAACAAGTCAGCAATCAACCAGGTAAAAAAAATTGACCAGGACAAACACGATGAATTGATCCAGGCATTTAAAAATAAAAAAGCAGAAATATTGGAGAAAGAAAATGGATAGGAGAACACAAACAAGTATGCGTTTAAAAACAGATACCTTAGAAAAGTTAAAGTGTTTAAAAAAAGAAAAAAAATTATCTATGGCCAGAGTTCTGGCTATGATTGTTGATTATTATACGGAGAAAAAAAATGAAACTTAATTTACCAAAAAAAAATAGTCTTACAGAAAATTTAAGTGTAAGAGTTAGTCCAAAAACAAAGAAAAATTTTACTGAAATTTTATTGTTTTATTCACAAGAAACAGATCTTAAAGTAACAAGCGCTGAGGTCATAAAGCAACTTATTAATTTACATCATCAAGAATTATTTGGAGAAAGAAAATGCTAAAACTACTTAGAAGACTAGATAGATTTCTGGACAGACACTGGAGATCTACTCACGACAAAATTGTTGCATTATTTGACAGACGCAAGGATCCAGTGGATATTGATTGGTTGAACATGCACAACGATATGGCGGAGAGAAAAAATGACAATAAATAAGCATGAACTAGAGATTGCGCGGGTTGCCAGGCGATTTCGCGAAATTTGTAACGAGCACATTATGGAACTAGAAGATCAGATGCCCAGGGCAAACAATCCCTTGGAGCGTGATGATCTGGAAAAACAAATTGATGCTATGCACGAACTAGCCGACCAGGCTAATTCCAGAGCAAAAGCAATGATCGAGGATTATTATGCCAATCAATAGAAAAAATATACCAGCACACTTGCAGTATCTAAGCGATTCAGCTCTTAGAACATTAATAGAGCTGCATAAGCCTAGATCTATCTAAAAGGCGGGCCAGTAAACCAGGCAACGACCACATAACGGTCGCCTTTGGTTACAGGTTTGACCTGGTGCGAGATAAATGAGCTAAAAGCGACTATCTCTCCCATCTTCAAACGCGTACAACTAGCGTTATCACTGGTACGAAAGCAGATTTCGCCGCCTTCGTATTCATCGTTTAGCATTAAAGACATACTGATCTTCCGATTGGCAGCTGTTCCCTCTGGTCCTATGTCGATATGATAGCCGTAGCCGTTACTCGGCGATTTATAGTGCAAAATTTGCGCTGTCTCGATTCCAGATATGTCGTATCTAAAATATTTATTCGCAGAAACCGCGACTCTGTTAAGGATCCTATAAAGGCGGTCCTCTTTAGCGTCAATATAGCGCACCTCAACGTCTCTTAGATCTTTATTTTTTGTTTCCGCGTTCTTGTCGTGTACCATTCCAGGCTCTGGATCCGTTTCAACCAGGTAATCTAAAAAGAGCTCTACTTCGTCTTGCGTGACAGACAGGCCAGTAACACCATGATTAGGCATTAAATCGGCCGTCATACTTCCTCCAATTTTTTTTCAGCACATCAAGCCAATCTTCTATCGCCATGACGCAAATCTTGTCGTTTTCTTCTGGCCAATCCAGGTTCATGGCATAGAGCGGTACGCATACTCGGATCGGTCTGCGGTTGAATTTAAAAATAAGAACAGGGATCCTCCCTTGTGAGGAGCTGCAAACTTGATCCCACCAAGCGGACTTTAGCCACTCGCCGTCTTTATAGCTTTTACACTCAACCGCATGAAAGGGTATATCCAGATCACACTGGCCAGCTTCCTGGTATTGGTCCAGGTTGCGTTTGGTTTGAAAATCTATGCCGTTGTCAGTAAAAAAGTCGTTAAGGATCTTCGCAATGTTGCGCTCGAATTGTGCTCCCTTGTTTCGACTGTTTATCGGCATTGATAAAGTTTCTCAAAACTTGTAAAAAATTGCAAACTAATTTTTTATAGATCCAACGCCTTTGTCGTTATCTGGAGTATTATCTTCAATGCTTAAAGCTGCAATGCCACCAGCGCCTGCGACGGGTGCAAAGGAAAACATCTGGTCTTTAAACTTCTGCCTGGCTTTTGTTTTTGAAAAGTCAGTCTCTGGATCATTCTTAATTACCTTGAGTCCGCGTTTTTCCAGGATATCTATCACTTCTTGGCTAGTCCTGGGCGGAACTATAGCGCCAGCAAACTCTTCAAAACCAACAGATCGCATGGGTTTGGCTTCTAGGTATTCGACATTTCGAGCTGCGTTTTTTTTGAAAACCTCGGTTAAATTATCAACTATTTGTTTTTGTTTTTGTGGAACAATGTCATCAAGCAAAGAAGTTATACTCTTTTGCACGGCGCTTCGTATATCTTTGCCATCTTCAAGAGCATAACCAACGCCAAGCATAATGTCCTCTGTATCAAAATATTTATCTGTGCCATCTAGTGATGATTCAAGAGCATCATATACATCGCCCTCTAAATCTGAAAAATAAGGATTATCTTCGATTCTGGATCTTTGGCTTTTTATATCTTCAAGATCTGTCATTTTTTCGCTCATAAGTGCGCGTAATCTATTTGGTCCAAATGTTCCTATACCACCCTCGCCACCACGCTGAGTTTCTTTGATCATGTTTTGAGTTGCATTTTCCAGGGTGTAAGGTTTTGTAACCATGGTTTCTTCAAAATCATCAAAGGTTTGGAAAACACCTTCCTGGCTTAGATATTTATCTTTTTCTTTTGCTACCCAATCCCTGTATGCACTTCCACCTGGCTTTACATTTACATAATGAGCTGAGTCTAAGCCTAAATCTTGAATATATTTTATTTTTGCTATATCTGAGTCAAAAAATCTTTCAAGTTCTTCTATTCTATTTTCTGGGTAATGTAGATTGCCTTTTTCTAAATTTCTTAATGAATCCGCAGCATCAATTACATAAGCGCCTGTATATGGCCCTGTATAAATTTGTTCCATTAAATCTTTATCACTTAAAAGATCTTTATAATCTTTGGTAAGCTGTTCGGCAGCTCCTTCTTTTGCCAGGCGTATCTTTTTCGGTGCTCTGGGCGTATAAGCATCGGCAGAGTAAACCGCGTTTCGCGGATCTACAGCGGGATCGAAATTTTTTGGCTTAGCGATCAGTTGTATCTGGCCAAATCCTTTAAGCGGCACGTCGGCAGGTTGAACCGCTAAACTTGGAGACGGGATTCCTCCCATCTGGTCAAAACTTTTTATAGCGCTTTCGTTGGTATTGTGCACGAACATCATGTCTTTTGGCTGGTCTAGGGATCCTACGCCTTTTTTAGCTGCCTGTTTTCCGATCGCTAGGGTTCCTTTGACAGCTGTACCAGCTGGTCCCAAAGCATCAAGTGAAGATAAAGCCATGCCGAGCTTATCATCATCGTATTTGGCTATCTCTCCAGATAGAAACGGTATGAATTGCGCTATGCCTTTGAGCGTATCGCGGCGACGCGAAGCAGGTGAGGGAACCATAGGCCTGGTGAAGTAAGAAGCGAGTGGTCCAGGTGCATCTATGCGAGGCGGTAAAATAGCACCTACGTCTTCGGTAGTGTCAAATACGTTTACATCCTCTGTTGCCATGAGCTGATTGTAACAAGTGATATGGTCGCAGGTAAAGTCGGGCCATAGGAATCCTTTGCATTGCAAAATTTTTTGCACAAAATTTTTTTGCGTTGAGTTTTTCTGGTGATTCAATGTATCAAACCTAGTTATATTTATAACTGTTATCGGCCGCTGCTATATGGGGTGGTAGGGGTTCCAAAAAATGCGGATCCTACGGAAAAAAGCGGTTCCAAGGGACTCCTATTTGTTACGCGTTGCTATTGTGAGCACAAGTTGTACATAGTTGCACAAAAGAATACATGTTTACATACGCAAAATAGCACGTTATATCAATGACTTACGACGATATTAAGATTTTTCCCAGATTTTGGCGCTTAGATCGGGAGACCGCGAAAACATGGCCACACATCTATTTATCTTTGGGAGAATAGTCGTCGACATTAGCGCCGAGCAACTGCCCTAATCTTTCCTTGATCTGCTCTCTGGACATCTTCTCCAGGTTAGCGTTGATGTTTATATTCTGGGATCTATTGATGGATAAACCAGCGAGCTGATTGAGCTCTTTAATCGCTGACACTGCGGCATTGAACTGGCCGTTCTCGTACGCGCTCTCCATCACCTTCCACAACATCGTGCCTGTCTTCTGCGGGGTGATCGCATACTTTTCTGCCAATTCGTCCTGCTTAATTCGTATCGCCTTAACCACGTTCGGATAGTCTTTACCATTGAGCAGCTTACCTGCGCTTGCGCTTGGGAACTGATACCCAGCTTTCCTGGCAGCCTCGGTCATACCACACGCACCTTCGGTGTAATGCCAAACAAAGCTGGCCTGCATTTCAGTCAACCCGTGTTCGTCGTCCTTCTCAAACTGAACTGGCGCATCCACTATCTTCTGATCTGTCTTCTTCTTCTTTGGCATAATCTCTCCTATTGTAAACCAGTGCACAGTGTAGAGTGCATAGCTGTTCTATTATACCTATTATGTAACGCGTAAGAGGCCATTCTTATAGCCAATATTAATAATAATATATATATATACACTATACCCTTATATAGTATAAACCCAGTAGTAGCAAGGGATTGAGACAGGGTACAGCTAATTTTACTATACCCTTTGCTATACCCTTTTTTGCCCTTATTTGCCATTGATATGCCTGTCAGCAATAATCACAGCCAGGCCGACTAAAATAAATGAGCAAGCCAGGACTAAAAAAAAGGTAACAGCTGCACTGCATAAAATCACCTTAATCGTCTCTAATATCATCGTCTTTTACCTTGTATTTATCCCAGTATCCAGGATTGGGCGGACTGATCTTTGTATAAACCAACTTGCGATTGAGCAAGATTTCATACAACGCCTTCTCCACATCCTTGTATCCAGGATCTTCTTTTTCTATTTGTAGATCTATTTGTATTCGTATCATTTAAAATTTACTCGAGTAGTCTGTAAAATCACTGTCACCCTCAGCTGCGCTGTAGTCCAGATCATAGATCTTCTTGCCATTAGATCGTCTAGGCTCGATGCCTCTTCCGTGTAAGACACGGGCCGCTTCTTTGAAGTCTGGCATCCTTGGCGACTTAATCCCAAGATCCCGCAAGAGCTTAGTCATTTGTACAGGCTTGGCATGTTCGCTATCAAAGTCTACATGCTCCAGGATTAGATCTTCTACACTTGATTGTGTTCTATATTGTTCGTTGCTATCTTGCAAGAGCTCACGCTCATCTGGTGATAGAAACCAGTTCTTTTGTCCAGGCACATACATCGTCTCTTTGACCTGCGCCCAGAGCTGTTGCATGTTGACACCGTGATTGACATTGATATCTCTAACCGCGAGTACCCAGAATCTTCGATTGCCCGACGTATCCGTCAAGAACTCGCGTGCATTAACAGAAGCGTAAAACGCTGTCCTGCGCTGATAGGTCGTAAAGGCTCTATCATAGGGTAGCCTTAGTTCGTCCGTCTTCGCCGTCACAAAGGCCTTGAGCTGATCTATGTCCGACTTCTTAAAGGTAGACTCGATCTCGCCTAACTCTACAATCCAATGACTAACCGCTCGCTTGACAGAGTCCTTGTCAGAAGGGTTAAGCGTTGCACCCTCTAAGAGCCAACCTTTATTGTAATCACATAGGCGCTTAAACCATAAGGTCTTACCGAGTCCTTGCGCACCTTGCAGCACGAGTATGCCTTCGAGTTCAACGCCATTTGTTTCATAGGCAGCTGCTACACAGCTGATCAACCATTTCTTTAATAACATATCGCGAAGCTGCGCGGATTCCTCTGTAGTCAGCGAATTGAGAAAGTCTGGCAGACGGTCCTGGCCATCCCAGGGAACCGAGTCGATCCATTCTTTTACTGGATTATATTCTCGCGCCAAGACTTTGAGATAGTCGCGAACTTTAGTGTGCGGGATCCCCATGTTAATACAACGATCTTCGATCTCAATCAAACTGGCTTCCTCATGCATATCGGCAATAAACTGCATTTCTGGAATGTCTATTTCCATCTTCTTTTTAATCACGTTATAGCGAACGTCTACGCCGTGGACTTTGAGGACACCGCCAATGTTATCTTTAGTATTAAGAAAGCGTCCGCTTGCAGATCTAACAAAGTCGAAGTCAACGGGCACGTCTAACTTTTGCAAGACCACCTCACCTTCGGTAACAGCAACTTCGTTTTTATGGTCGTTGTAATCGCCTTTTGTTTCGGGCATCTGGACTTCGGCGTAACCGCCTTTCTTATTCACATAGGCTGCCGCCTTCATAGCTTCCTTCTCGCCTGTTTTACTATCATCGTTATCGGCGACAAAGACGTGTTTGTGCTTGGGAAAATACTCGTACATGACCTCAGCTACTGGCGTAAGATTATAAGCATCGAACGCGACGACCACTGGCTGGGAGCGGTCAGCGTATATAGAAGCAGCCGTAGCATAGCCTTCGGCATAATTGAGGGTATCTGAGCTATTGAATATTTCTCTGCCGAGAAGAAAAAAGCTACCGCTTTTTTTAGAACCAGTAAGAAAACGCTTAGATCCATCGCCCGCGATAAACTGTAGACCAACGATAGTGCCCTGCTTATCTTTTAAAGGTATCACCAGATTATCGTGCTGATCTTTTTTTAAACCGTAGGACAGGACTTGCTTGCGCTCCAGGTATTCATGCTTAACCACATCTTCACACCTCGCCCAGATAGACTGCGAACGCTCTGCGGCCTGCGTATATTTTTCAGCTGTCTTAACCTCAGCGGCGCGTCTTAACTCCTCGATCTCCGCCTTCTGCTCTTTAGTCATTCGATACTTCTTACTATTCTCTGGCTTCCAAGTCGCCGTGGGTTGGTCCGTGCTGACACGGTAGTCGCCAATTCTGCCATAGGGTAGACTCTGATCTAACCAGGCTTGATACCAACCCACCAGCTTCCTTTGGTTACCAATGTTGATGTACGCTCGACCAATGGAGCCATCGGTAACCAATCCCTTATTGGGATCTGGTTCATAGCCATGAGTGGCTAGGAAATCTGTAAATTGTGAGGTGTAGTCTTTACTAAATGGGGTTTCAAAATTTTTGTTGTTTGGTCGCTTTATTTTTAATGACATCAATCATCCTTGTTTTTTGTGTGTTTACTTCTTTTATAAAAGTGTATAGAATATTACCCAAGTTTATGATAATTTGCAAACACTCGGAGGAAAATATATTATGAGTTTGACAATAAGTAGCGACGGTAGCGGCGATAGCTTACCAAAATTACAAAAGGGTATTTACTTAGGTACCTGTTTTAGAATTGTAGATCTTGGAACCACGGACCAAGAATACAAAGGCGTAAAAAGTAAAAAGACCAGAGTCCATATTACGTTTGAAATAACCAAAGCACTGGATCCAGAAACCAATGCTTGCACTATGCAAGACGAAAGGCCATTTGCAGTATCCAGGACTTACACTGCATCCTTGTTTGAAGCAGCTGCTCTTAGAAAGGACCTGGAGAGCTGGAGAGGCAAAAGTTTTACTGAGGAAGAACTGGGAGGTTTTGACATAAGTAAACTGCTTGGGTGTACGGCCAGAATAGAAGTGGGCCATACAGCACCGACTGAATTTTCAGAAGGTGGCAATCCCAAGATTATGAATTTGCAACGACCAGACGGCGGGATCCAAATAGTTGATACGGTTAATGAAAAGCAATCCTTTGACCTGGACGTTTACTGCGACGAATTTAGAGGTAAGTCCTCAGCTGATAGTAAGGCCATGTGTGACATCTTCGATGCACTACCGCCCTGGCAACAAACCGACATTGAAAGCAGCTACGAATACAAAGCAGCTAACGGCAACTCGGAAGAACCTTCAATGAGCGACGAAGTAAGCGCCTTGACTGAGCAAGCAGAAGCTGAAAACTCTGCTGATTGGGATGAACCCAAGAAACCACTTACCGAGGACGATATACCGTTTTAAAGTTTTTGATGGGTAGCACCTCCGTACTTCTCACATTCTCGATCCCCCCTAAAAGATTGAGTCTAGCTACCCATCAACTCGATTGATTATGTACAAAGATAAAGCAAACGAAATAGCAGAGCTCCTGGACATTAAAGGCAATGCCTACAATAGTCCAGAGGCCTTCTTTACTCAGCTGTCTAAAACTTGGAGCTCCATGCTTGGCATAGAACTAACGCCATCGCAATGCTGCGCTATGATGATCGCGTTTAAATCATGCCGCATCGTCAACAATCCAGGACATGAAGATACAGCTGACGATCTGGTTGGTTACAGCTTAATAATGACTGAGCTAACCAAAGAACAAAACCCATTTTAGGAGCGACAATGAAACCAGGAATATATGAAGACATACCTTATGAAGAGTATGCAGAGATCCCAGCATTTAGATCTCACGATCTAACCGCGGTCATAAAATGCCCGTACAGCTGGAAGAATCAAAAAGAAATGGTGCAAACACCCGCACTGCTTGAGGGCCGAGTACAACACACAGTGTTCCTGGAACATCATAAGTTTGATGAAGAGTTTGTGATCATGCCAAAATTTGATCGCAGAACCAAAGCAGGCAAAGAAGAGTATGAAGATTTTATGGCCACTGTCCAGGACAGAACGGCCATCACCCAGGACATGTATGACATCTGCATGGAACGCCGTGAAGTAGTAGCCGAGTATATTCCAGCTGCTGATCATAAGGCTGAGTTGACGTTAGTATTTGAATGGTGCGGCCATCCTTTTAAATGCAGATTGGACTGGTACGATAACCAAGATGTTTGGGATCTAAAAACATGCCGTGACGCTTCACCTCGAGGCTTTAGAGCAGCGATTAACAACTTCAACTATCACATGCAAGCGGCACTATATGTCGAAGGCTGTAGAGCTTCTGGCTTGCGAGCTGACGGATTTAACTTCTTGGCCCAGGAAAAACAATTTCCTTATCCTTATGGTGTGTATCGTTTATCCGATGAAGCGCTTGAATATGCGAAAGCCAGGAATGAACAGGCCTTGGATTTATTGCTCAGATGTAAAGAGCAGAATGATTTTAAACCCTACAACCTGGAAGGGATCCAGACTGTAGAGTTATCGGATCTTTACTGAATGTGATCAGCAAGTTTGTGCGGTCCATAATCGTCGTTGAACCACTCTAAACAACCTTTTGAATAAGCGTCCGCACACCAGGTAGTTCTTGCATGGTATTTGTGATCAAACACACCAGCGTCTTTTAGTTCGCCAAACGCCTTGTAGTATCTTTCAGATTTAATCTCGGTAGCATCTTCTCCGTGTTCATAGAAATCATAGGCCATGTGAAGATCCGCTTGCGCTGTCAAAAACTCTTTGACAAAATCTTTGTATTTATTATCAAAAGGAATGACCTCACTGGCTTTACCCAAGCCGCCAGCTGCGCAATCTCCCTCTTTAGCTCTTAAACAAAATTCAATCATATTACCTCCTTAATATAAATGTGCACCCCAGTAAATACCGATAGGACTTAAACCATACTTTTTCGTATCATGGTTATGCCAGGCACCGTCTCTGATATTGTGCTCTAAGTGCATAACCTCTCTGCCATCGTCCCACTTGATCGTCACATAACCGTCGTTATGATTAGCGATCACTTTTCCTTTGTCGATCGGAATACCAGCTCCCCAGTATCCCGTTACTTTTGCGTCAATCATTACACCACCTCCTTGCAGTTGCATTTTAAATAAACAGTCTTCTCTGGCACTGGATTGCCAAAGCAATCCTCAAAAGTGATCTTTTTTTTGCCAGTCCCAAGACATTCTTTGCACATGTTGTCATAGACTTTTGCAAATCCGTCTTTGAGTTTTTTTGCCATGGCTTTATCTTCGTTGCCATTTGCGTCATAACTAATTACTTCAAACATTACAATCCCTCCTTTGTGTAACCAAGGTAGTTGTAAACACCCTTGGCTCTTTTTCTTAACATTTTTCTCACTTCCGCAAGCTCTTTCTCAGTACATTTCAAACTGGCTTTGCCAGTGGTGTAATCAATATCTTCTAGTGCTTCCTCCCAGTACCCAGTAAGCAATTCGTCGATCTTGTCTAAAATCAACAACTTGGCATACTTGTTTGGAGTAACTTTCTCACCGTCAATCCATTTCAACATCAAACAACCTCCTTTGTTTTGTTTTCAATTAAAATTCCCACATAGATATAATGCCATAAGTTGCAACTATTTGCAACTATTTACACACAATAATAACAGTTTTTTTTAGTCTAAATAATGGAATAAATCAACGGTCCTTTGCTTGTCGCAAAGCCAAAAAACCAGGAGATATCTGTCGCCGCTTTCAACGGGTAACCCTTTGTGTAGGTTGTTGAAACTTGGGAACATAAGCGCATGGCCAGTGGGCAAGGGTGGGACCTCACCGTAATTATGAAACTCAGTGCCGCCACCTTTATACTTGCCAGTATTCAGTGGGACCACAACTGATATATCTGCCGATTCATCGTGATGCCAGGCACCTTGTTTTTTATCTTTTAAATTATAGTTAGCGATCTGTATGCTTGCAGGATCACTACAATCTCTTTGCCAGATTGCATTAAAGATAGGATTAAGAACTGTTTGGACCACAAACCACATAGTTCGATACAGCTCTGGTACTTGTTCTTTTAGTACGATTTCTGGGATCTGTCGATATACATCTTCGTCCTGGTTACCTTCAAACCCTATTTCTTTTTTCATGTGCTCGATTTCTCTGATCAGCAAAGTGCAGAAGTGTCTGCGAAACAATGGGAATCTGTAGATCTCTGGATAGATCTTTTTAACCAGGTCATGGATTGGAGTTTTACCCATATCTTCCAGGCCGTTACTGGATTTGTATTTAATGATCTGCGGCACACTGTCTTCGACAGCTTTTTGCGTCTTATGATTAATCATCCAGTTGGACTGCATGCTCAACAGGTAATCTTTCAATTTGTACATGAGTTTAGTATATCAGATATAAACTAATAATTTCTTGTATATTTGTGTAAATTTTTATAGAATATACCAAACAAAAACATATATACAATATATACGGAAACAAACAATGAATAACGAAGGTAAAGAAATTAGAAAAAGTTTAGCGGTAGATCCTGCTACTTATGATCTATTGAATGAGATTTGCCAAACCGAACATAGATCTAAAATAGATCAGCTCAAAGTATTAATACAAAAAGAACATAGAAGATTAGCTGCAATAAAAGAACATGAAGAAACTATTTAAAACCATGGCCAAAAAAGAAAAACAAATACCACAATCCTACAGGCCAGTCCTGGAAGCTCAAGAAGTAATAGATCTATACAGTAGACTTACTTTACATCAACAGGCTGCGCTTATGAGATTAATATCCAGAAACCTGGAGGTTCAGATAGATGGCGAAACCACTATGGGATATGATCTAAACTTTGATGTAGTCGGAGCGATAATCAGAGCGTCTGAATCTTAGACTCTTTTTTTCCTAGCAGTTTTAGTTCTAGCAAAAGATCTATTCTTAGTCTTTGACATAGATCTAAGATTACCGTTTTTATTATTTAATGGATTGCCATCGCGGTGATGTATGTCTTTGCCGTCACCCTTTTTTGCCTTGCCCATCTTGATAGCCAAGCGTCTGGCTTTGTTTCTTGCAGATCTACGTTTTATTTGTTCTGGTCGAGAATGATAGTTAGCATACTCT